TACTAAAACTAATTTAAACACGTATTGCCAGCATTCTTTCGAAACAGACCAATCAGACGTATGTATGTTACTTGACGAAAGACTGATAAGCGCGTTGTTAAGCAGCAGCGGCGCAGAAGTATTCGAAATATCCGAGGTAAATAACAATATTCTTATTTCAGACGGATTTTCAAATATCTCTTTCCAAAAAGAAGATACTACCATCTTTCCTAAAGCACCTGAAGAAAGCGACGACCGAGTTACTTCATTTCTAAACAAAGACGTTATTGATAGCTTGTCTATTGCGAAATCTTTTGCCAAGCCACGATCTATTGAGCATCCATTAGAATTTGTTCACATGAAGCCCAATGAGGTTTTCGCCTCCGATGGATTTGTAATGTATCACAAGAAGTTTGATTGCGAGCTTCCTACCCTTATGCTTTACCCTGAAACCTGCATAGCTCTCGCAGGTTATGAAAACGTAATGTATTACCGGGCAGGGAATTACGACTTTTTCGAATCCGGAAACACTAAATACGGATTTATAAAAACAGAGGCAAAGCCGCAGGCGTATGACTTCATTATTGATTCGGCATCGAAAAAAGGTGGATTTAAAATAGACAAGGATTATATTGAAAAGTTTTGCGAACTAACAAACAACTCAACCGTATCATCCCTGCCCATTTCAAGAATTACGGACGCCGGAATAAACAGGCTTCTTTTTCAGTTTGACGACGACAACTACGGCATTTCGACAAAGATGGAGTTTGAAGTTGAAAACAAAAACGAGACCGTGCCAGAGTATTCTTTCAACCCTAAAATATTGCTACCTGCTATTAAATCTATCCCGTACGACTATCTAAATCTAACGCCCCACAAAACGTTTGGTTACGTGTTAAGCAATGACGAAGATGAAAACTACACAGGGATTATTATGCCATGTCTTCAAAATTAAAAAAATAAAATATGAAAAATTTAGCTAAACTAAAAACAGAAGTTGGCAGGTTATATGTAACGCCAGCAGTTGGGCTTTCCGACATTATTGAAAATATAGAAAGTGCGATTGGCGACATCGAGAAAGATGTCGATGAATTGGAAGATAAAATAGCGGAAGAAAAAGAGCCTGACGGTGAGTACGAAATTAATTCAGGTCTTCAGAAAATTTACATCAACACAGAAAAGTCAAATCTTTTAGATGCTCAAATTATCGAAGCGTTCAAAGAATGTATTGAAGGAGGTAACGGGCTACAGCTACTTAGCTACTTAAACAACTTCAAAAAAGCCAAAGCTGCTTAGTATGATACGCAAAACCAAACCCACTCCAAAGGACTTGGAGATACTTCAGCTACTAAAATCTTACCCACACCTAAGCAGTATTCAAATTCAACAAATGGCCGGGACTATCGACCATCGGGATTGCTTTTATCGCCTTAGAAGAAATGGCACACCTGTACAATCAAGGCGGATAAATTATGTAAAAGACGGGAAAAATGGGTGGTACATGATATATTTTTTACTAAATAAAGCTGCCTAATTTCTTGTTTAATATCCTGTAATTCAGTAACTTATAGCTAAAATTATAACAATGGAAATTGAGACATGGAAAGACATAAAAGGATACGAAGGCTATTATCAAGTAAGTAACATGGGCAGAATAAAAGGGCTGGAAAGGCGCGTTAAAAAAATATCTATTAATACGGGGCTGCCAGAAGAAAAAGTTATCAAAGAAGCAATACGAAAGCAAGGATATTCGGGAGGCTATTCAGCTATAACCCTGTATAAAGAAGGAGTAGGTACAAACTTTCTTACCCATATACTGGTAGCCAAAGCGTTTATCCCGAACCCAAATAATAAACCGGAGGTAAACCATATACAGGGCAACAAAAAAGACAACAGGGCCTGCATGCTGGAATGGAACACAGAGAGTGAAAACCTACTTCATTCTTACAGGGTATTAGGTAGGAAACTTCCGAAGTCAGCATATATAGCAGGAAGCGAACACAAAGAAGCGAAGCCAATAATCGTAACAAAAAAAGGTGAAATTAAAGGAGTATTCACTCACTCTACGGAAGTTGCGGAAAACCTACCAATTAAAGGAAGCATAAGAAGCGCCCGACATTTGATTATGCTCGCATGCAATAAGGGCTACGGAAGAAAAAGCTACTTAAGTTATGAAATGGCGTACATAACAAAAAGCGAATACGAGCAACTTAAGCACGTGTACCCCGCAAAAAAGATTGCCTAACGCCTTAGACGCGGAGGCTACGATATACAATCGTGGCGAACAAACTACAGGGACAGTAATAACAAGCCTCGTTGGTTTATGAATTACAGGCATGCAGAAGTTAAGAGTTTTCAGGCCGCTTAACCTACAGGCTAATTTGTTTCAATAGAAAAAGTAATGAATAGAATTATACAACACGATGTTAAGCAGACTCTCCCGCTCGAAGATAAGACCGTTAATTGCTGCGTTACTTCGCCGCCTTATTGGGGATTGAGGGATTATGGAAAGGAAGGGCAGCTGGGACTTGAAAAGACACCTGAAGAATTTATATCTAATATGGTTGAAGTTTTCCGAGAAGTTAAAAGAGTTTTAAAAGATGATGGCACGTTGTGGGTGAATATTGGTGATAGTTACGCTGGAAGCGGCAAAGGCGCTAACGACTATACTAGAGAAAAAAGAAACACCTTAACAGAAGCGCATCATAACATAGGACATACTACAGGCGTATTTATGTCGGATATATACAAGCCAAAAGACCTTGTAGGCATCCCGTGGATGCTTGCCTTTGCCCTTCGTGCAGACGGTTGGTATTTGAGACAGGACATTATTTGGCATAAACCAAATCCGATGCCCGAAAGTGTGACAGATCGCTGCACAAAATCCCATGAATATATTTTCCTGTTGAGCAAGTCGCAGAGGTATTATTATGATGCGGATGCAATAAGAACAGAAGCAAAAAATCCATTAGACGATTTGAGGAGAATAGAGGCGCAAACATGGGATAATAAAAATACGCCGGACAAGTTAAGGAACGGAATACGTCCAACGAAAGTAAAAATACCCGGTGGATGGGACCGAGGCGAAGGATCTCACGGCACGATACACAGGGGAGGCAGGACAAGTGCAGAATATCAGATAGCGGAAATTAAAAGCGGAGCAAATAAGCGGACGGTATGGACAGTACCTACTATGCCTTACAGCGAAGCCCATTTCGCCACCTTTCCTGAAGATTTAATAGTAGACTGCATAAAAGCGGGATGCCCTGAAAATGGGCTGATTTTAGACCCTTTTATGGGAGCCGGAACTACAGCCTTAGTATCTGCAAAACTTAATCGAAATTTCATCGGCTTTGAGCTAAACGAAAAATATATAAAAATTGCAGAAAAAAGACTTTCAAACCAATTAGGAATGTTTAACCCATTACGCGCATGACCCTCCCCCAAATCCTCGAAATCATCTCAACCGAAACCGGAATACGGGTAGAAGACATAAAAGGCAAGAGCCGGAAAAGAGAAATAGTAGAAACCAGGCATATCTACAAGACAATTGCGAGAAGAAACAGCGATTTACCAAACCGGTTAATTGCAGGTGAAGTTGACCGGCACGAAACAACGGCAATAAATTCAGTTAAAACTTTAGGGGACTGGATGGACACAGAAAAGAAATTAAAAGCTAAGGTTAAGCGATTGAAGAAAAGGTAATAATGGCATCATGAGGAACTACCTACTACCATACATATCCTTCCAACTTCCTGAAGTGAAGACAAACGAACGCCATGCAGGTATTATAAGTCTCATTTATCAGGGCCAAGTCGTAAAGTACCAAACTTTTAGAACGAAGTCAGAAAGGGTAGAGATTATGAATTTCTTGAATAATTATTACGCGCTGCACAGACAGAAGAACCACATAGTTTACATACACATAATGTTTCAATGAGAATGATAGCAAAAAACAAGTCGGACTATATACGATTGTTGTGCAAGTACAAAACTAGACGGGCGGAGGTCAAAGCTAAATACCAACGAGGCGACCCGGAATACAAACAGAAAGTAAAAAAGATAAATACCAAAATCGGCACTTACAAAAACGCTATAAACCGAATTGATAATATTAACGTGAAAATCAAAGCTTTAAACAGCAGGGTTGTCTATAAGTACGGCGTATCTCTTTACAAAGCTGTTAAGGGGGGCAAAGAAGTTTCTATCAACACCCGGCGCCTGCGTAAAATGTTCTGCAAATACCTGATAGAACAAGGCATCCCAAACCTGTACATTTCTCAATTTATAGGCTGGGAAAATAAAAGAGCAACGATACACCGCCGTCAGTTTACCAGGGCAATGCAGAAAGACGAAAAATTATTAGCCGAATGGCAAGTTTTTAAAAAAGCAATGAGAAGGGAATTAAAATATGACGTTGTTAGAGCTTAAAGGGGAGAAAGAAATGAAAGATATTTTAAAAATAGTTTGGTAAATACTTGTGTAAGCAAAAACTTACACTTATCTTTGATGTATTAAAACAAACAGACATGTCAAACACAACAGTAACTTACCGGGGAGTAGAAATAGAAGCAATAAATTTCGGCTCTATGGATGGAGCTAAAAAAGATAAAATTGAGCAATCAAATACCTACGTTGTTTATGATAGCATGGGCAGGAGAACCGATATTTACATTATCGCTTCAAACATTAACGAAGCCTGTAACGAAGCAAAGAAAATGGAGGAAGTAAGAAAATTGGGTTCTTATTACAAAATAAAAAGGACTTACAGCGGTGGAGTAAGAGGATAATAAAATCAGGGGTGCGGCTGCAACGCATTTTTTTATGAAACCTTGCCGAAAATTTGTAATACGATGCTGGATATTTTTAAGTACATCAAAGCCGACCAATTCTTCAAAGACTACTGCCCCGAAATTAAAAGCTACAATCACAAAATGAGAGGCTTTAACGGGCGCGGTAATCCTACGTCATTCTCCAAAGAAGAGGAATTGATAATTAAGAAAGCAGTTGCCCTGCTGTTTAAGGATTTAAAGAAAAAGTGACCAATTTCTAATTTCCGCTATTCCAACCCCCACACCTTAACGGTAGAGCGACACCCATGCAGGTTAAAGCTACGTTATTTGATACCGGCTTTCTTAGCGAAATATAAATTTAAATTATGCCATACTCGATTATTCCGAACAACACCGTTTCGATATGGAACGGAGAAGATGAAGTGTACCATATTGTGCCAAGTGGGTACGAAAATCATTACCTCGTGGTTGGAGGCGGCGTCCATAGTTGTGGCACTATTCAACACATGAGCAAGGAAATGATTTTAGAAAAATACGGTCTTGAAATTTCGCAAAAAGATGTGTAGAATGTTAGTAACAATTGAGCGTATTTGTTTGATTATTAGATGTTTGTTTCGTATATTTATAGCACACTACAAACGGTTTTTTTACTCATGGCACATTCCCTTATTTTTACATCCCGCTTTATATTTTTGCCTCGGAAAGTCATGGGTTTAGCCGTTTGTAGTGATTCTGCTAATGCCTCAATAACTCCGGGGCAATCTTTTTACTTCAAATCACTACATAATGGGAAGAGGATCGGGTTCTTTTATTAAAAAGAAAGACAGAGACTTTATTTTGTCAATTCCATTCTGCATGTACTGCGGTAGTACGGAAAAACTCACAATAGACCACATTCATCCGATAATAAAAGGCGGCAATTCTGAACGAATAAACTTAACGAGGGCGTGCAATAGGTGCAATTGCTTAAAGACCGGTTTTTATATCGATGTATTCTACCATAGAATGTTTCAGAAACGCGCGGAGGAGTACATTAAGTTTCAGAAGTGGGTAGGTCGTTACACCTCGTGCATTAGACGAAATCATCCCATTGAAAGAATGATGGACGCTTGGCTTAAGTTGAATGAAGCAAGGCGAAACCACTCTTATTATACCAGAATAATTTACTCAATAAAAAATGATAGCCACATTCCGAAAGAAAATCTTTTAGCCTATGAAGAAATAGAAAAATTACAGAAGACGGCATAAAAGCAAAAAGCCTGACGCTTGCAACGAAAGGCTTTGAATGCTATTAGTTTCACAACTACTTTAAAAATCCCTGACAAGACAAATATAGTAGATATGAAATTAATATGCAATAGGTAACTGCATTTATTTTTTAAATCTACTAAAATAAATTAATGGAAGGTGCAATTTTCTTGCATCGGAGCCTTATAGACAGCTACGCATTCTCAAATGAAACTACCCTAAAAATATGGATTTGGCTGCTACTTAGAGCCAATTGGAAGAAGGGATATATAGATATAGATCTGGGTAAAGGTAAAAAAACAATAGAAATAAACAGAGGCCAGCTTCTTTTTGGTAGGCTTAAAGCGGCAGAAATATTAGGCATTCCGGCAAGTACAATAGAGCGACACTTAGAAAAATTAAAAGAAAAAAATCAAATTGGGATAAAAAAAACCACTCACTTCTCCATCATTTCGATAAAAAAGTATAATGATTATCAACAAGATACGAATGGGAGTGAACCACCAATGAACCACCAACGAACCACCAATGAACCACCAACGGGCACATATAATAACAATAATAACAATAATAAAGAATTAGAACCTAAAGGTTCTTCTGCGGAAACCGCAGGCGCACAAGCTAAAAATATTTTAATTCAGCAATACAAAGAATTACAGAAAGGCAAAGACGCAATTTTCAACTTCATAAAAACCAACAGTCCGGACTTCATAGAACCATACGTAGACTATTGGAACCTTTTTGCAGAAGCAATGAAATTGCCAAAGGTTGTAAGCATAAGCAAAAGCAGGAAACGAAAATTTTATTTAAGGCTAAACGACCCATCATTCAGTTTTACCCAGATTCTAAGAAAAGCAAGTCAGTCAAATTTCATCCTTTCCGGTAACTGGTTTGGATTCGACTGGATTATCGAAAACGAAAACAACTTTCTAAAGGTTTTAGAGGGAAAGTACGACAACGGGAAAGAGATAACAGAAACACCAAAAGCAGTAGAAGCGCACAAAAACGAATACCAGAAACTGATTTACAAACAACAGCAAAAAATAGATTAATGGAATTAGTCAGCAAAGACAGAAAAACGCGAAAGAAGCCGCCAATTGATTTAGATAACATGGTTTATTGTAAAGTTCCACCACAGGCAAAGGATATTGAACAGGCAGTACTAGGAACTATTTTATTAAACATGCAGACAGATGCTTTTGATATTGCCTCTGAAACCCTTTATAACCCTGAATGTTTCTATGTAGATGCTCATAAGCGAATATTTTCTGCATGCCAGCGATTATCAAACAGAGGCGTACGGTGTGAGATTATCTCTGTTGCGGAGGAGCTTAAGAAAACAGAGGAGTTAGATATTGTTGGCGGACCATACGCGCTTACTGTTTTAACTAATTACACTACGGCCAACCTGGAAGATAACTGCAAGATTATACTTGAAAAGTTTATATCGCGGGAGCTTATAAGAATTTCAGGGGAAACAATAGGGATTGCGTATGAAGACAGCACAGATTGTTTTGACGCATTAGACGACCATGAAACCAAACTAGTTATTTTAACTACAGGTTTCATCAAAGGCGGCTTTCAAACAATGGGGAATCTTTCCGCAAAGGCAATTACGAGAATTGACTATTTGAGAAGCCACAGGGATCAGTTAAGCGGAGTGCCTACAGGGTTTAAAACATTAGACCGGCTTACGAACGGATGGCAGCCGACGGATTTAATAATACTTGCGGCGCGTCCATCAGTAGGTAAGACCGCCTTTGCCTTAAACCTTGCCAGAAACGCTGCGACCAACTCAATAAAGCCAACAGCAGTAGGTTTCTTTTCTCTGGAAATGGGAGCGGCGCAATTAACCGACCGCCTGTTATCTGCGGAAAGCGGCATATTACTGGAAAAGATCAAAAGGGGGAGGATGGAAGATTATGAACATCGTAAACTTTTATTATCGAGCGGCAAGGTTGGCGATATGCAGATTTTTATAGACGACACAGCCTCTTTAAACATTTTTGAACTAAGGTCTAAAGCAAGAAGGTTAGTAAACAAACACGGGGTAGGGCTTATAATTATCGACTACTTGCAGTTAATGAGTGGCAGCGGCGACAGGAACACAAACAGAGAACAGGACATTGCAAACATCTCAAGAAATTTAAAAGCGCTCGCCAAACAATTAAACATTCCCATAATTGCGCTTAGCCAAATGAGCCGGGCGATTGAAACGAGAAAGGAGAATAAAGAACCGATGTTAAGCGACCTTAGAGAAAGCGGAGCAATCGAACAGGACGCAGATATGGTTATGTTCCTTTACAGGCCCGATTACCAACTAAGCGCAGATGAAATCGACCCTTCAATAAAGGGGCAGGCTATTGGGAAGATTGCGAAGCACAGAAATGGAGACCTTGAAAAGATACCATTTAGGACTGATTTAAGTATCCAAATGTGGTATGATGAAGCCTACGAAAACAGTAAACCAACATATGCGCCGCCATCAAATTTTCGCCGCATCGAAAGCAAAGAAGCTTTTGACGAAGGAATGAGCGAAGCCGCTCCGTTTTAAAATAAATAACATGAGACAGATAAAATTTAGGGCATGGGACAAAAACAAAAAAGCCTTTGTAGATAACGTATGCTTAACCGGTCAGTCAGTATTTATGGCACGGACAAGCCCAGAATTTAATGAGTTGGTGGATAAATGGTATAGAGAGAAAGGAGATATACTAGGCGGTAATTACGCGGAAATTGATTATACCGACTGGTATGCTTTTGAAGATATTGAAGTATCATTTTTTACTGGTTTCACAGACGTCGAACATAAAGACATTTACGAAGGTGACTTTGACGAAGCCGGAAATGTTGTAGAGTTTTCGAACGGCTGCTGGAACCTTAACGGAGATAGGCCGCTTTCAACTTTTCACCCGTTATTCAAAATTTCCGGTAACATATTCGAAAACCCCAATTCTACCACCGAACGAGCCGCAACACGCCCGTTAATTTAAGAAATGGTACAATGTACCCAAAAACTCCTAAAACGGCAAGGAAGGGCATTTAAAATAGAAATAGGGGCATTTAAAAAGAAAGCAATAAAACATTATGAAAACAGAGCCAAAAACCTACAACACTCAACCGGCGGCAACCGTAAAAGTGCTTACTGAAATATCTGCACCGCTTCGGAACGGAAAGAAGCACGTACTTGGGCTATTTGAAACTAAAATTGTTAAGCGATTACCAACAAGAAAAAACTAATTATGAAAGAAGTAAATGTTAATAATGTACACAGGATTATAGATGATTATTTTAAGGTAATGGGTATAGAACTCCCACAGCACATTGACCTTGTTGATTTATCGAAGCATTTAGTAGCAAGCATTTTAGCGCAGAATGAGGTAAACGCCACAAGTTATACCGTACAAGTGAGTGACACAAAAAATAATTATTAGCCAAGCATTCCCACAACAGGCAGCATCCTTGAACGCTGCTATCATTTGTCAATCTCTTTTCCGGGCGCAAATCAAAAAACAAACTGAATAAAATTATTGAAGGTTTATTCGGGAGCAATAAAAATCTTATTTGGGTTGAGCCGCCATATAGTCAACAAGGGAAGCGGGCCGAAGTTTGGCATTATAGGCTGTTTTGTAATGAATATTGGCAGGCAATAAAACCAAGAGGCGAAGTCTATTCAACCGAATTTACCGAAATGGGATGGAAGTCTTTCTCTGAACTAAACGCGGTAAAATAAATGAAACCCGACTGGTTGACAGCCATCCAAAAATCAAAAGTCGCGCACCTCAACCAACACCTGGTACAAGCGAGTGACGCAAAGCCGAAGAAGCGAATGCCGCGAAGATCTTCCAAAGAAGTTAGCGAATTGCACTGGCAGTTGCACGCATGGTGCATTGAAAAAGATTTATTACTGGTAAGTGAACACACTTTTCACACCGCAAGAAAATATCGTTTTGACTGGGCAATTTTTAAAGGCGTCACAATAGAACAGGTTAAAAAATGGGAGTACGGAAAAGAAAACATGATTGCTGCAGTTGAATATCAGGGCGGCATTTTCATGGAAACTAAAAGCGGACATTCGAGTGCAGCAGGTGCGACGCGAGATAGTGATAAATTAAACCTTGCTCAAAGCTTAGGCTGGCCGGTACTCACATTTACAGCTTTGAATTATAGGGGTGTTATACAGGAACTTGAAATATTTAATGAGTAAAATAAACAATCATGTTAAGTATCGAGTTATTGGAGCTTCTTACAAAAAATGCTAAATCTTATAGAGCAGACGCGAAAAATTCCTTAAAAAGAAATATCCACATGCATAACGCAAAAGACTGTTGTTTCAGAGCGCAGGACATTGACGCAGTTTTAGTGGACTTTATAAATTACGTTGGCTTTAACCACGGAATCGACTATGCATTATACGCAGAAGACTTAAAGAAGGCAGAGTAACCACCCCCCCGCTTTGGTTTGGGGTAATGATTAATAATTGAAAAAAGTAGAGTATGGCACTTAAAACAGACGACTGCGATATACGAGATGTAAGATTTTACATGGATCACGGCGGCAACGGGGATTATTATATCAATCTACTAGAATACGATGAACATGGCAAATATTTAAAAGGGATTAATTACAGGATGGCTATGAGCGGCGGATTTACCTCAAGCCATACTGAAGTAAGACTTGCTTTTGCAGCTTTGTATAGAGCAATGGAAGCGGCAGGATTAAATAACCACCCACACAGCGACGGTAAATAAACAATAAACTCATGATAGCCAAATCAACCCACCTAATCCAAACAAAAGATGAAATCTACGTCCTGTACGAAACAGAAGACGGTAAGTATTTCAAACAAAGTCATTCCACTTACGGCCAGCGGGATATGTATATTCAGGAAGTAGGGAGGGATGAGGGGGAAAGGGGGGTAAAACAAATTATTACAACAAGATCTCATAAGTCGCTTATCATGTTTCTTTCGCTTGTATTGGTGGGCGTTGTGTTTATCATTGTTGCGTTTATTTGGAGGTCAATAAATGAACATTGAACTGGAAATACTACAGGGAAGCTATTGGGAGCACTTCAAGAAAGGCAAAAACTTCGCTTTAATTTATCCTGTGGGACATCCGAAGAGGGATGAAATAGATAAGACCTTGAATGAAATACTAATAAAAATAAAGAATTATGAAAATAGTAGGCAGTGACGTAGTGTTAGAACCTGATATAAATATCGTAAAAGAATACCTAACCGATACGGGGTATGTATTTAATAATGAGAAGGAATTAGAAGCAGTGGAAAAGTTCGCGATTTGGGTTGTATGCAAACACATACCACTGCCTGAATGAGAATTATATCTGATGTCGCTATTGCCGACGTCAGGTTAAAAAGATAAATTTTAGGCAATGGAAAGCAGTAAATCTAAAGATAGACTAGCCACAGAAAATGTTGTTATACAGGTGAATGAAAAAGAAATAGATAGAGTAAAGGAATTTTATTTACAGCGGTTAGATAAGTTGAAGGGGGTTATTGACCAAGCGACTAAGGAAATTATAGAAGTACAGGAAGCCATTAAAATTATAGATCACAAAATTGAGTTTGGAGATTGGATAGAATACGGGAACCTAAAAAAGCAGCAGTGGGGCGCAAGTTCATCCGTCATAGTCTAACTGAAACACCCAATCCTTAGAAATCATCTAACCCCATTCCGCAAAAACAAAAATACTTTCTAATAAAAGTAACAAATCCTTAGAAGTTATCAAAAAAGTAGTATCTTCGGGAAACCCCCGATAATAAATGGCGGCGATCCCTGCTATCCGCGCAGACGGCGTAGAAATAATATCTGAAATAATTGATGAGAAAGATAACGTTGTTAAACACACACTTACTTTCAATATCGGTCAGTTTACATCCTGCCTGAACAAAAACGCTAACCGCATAGGTTTAGCCAAATTCGAAATAGTAAAAAGGCGCGAACCCTCCTACAAAGGACACACACACTGGTTACGATTATCCTACAAAGCTACTCACACAGAATACAGCGAATACTTTAACGACATAGCCAAAAGACTGGCATCCCTCGGTTACGACGAAAACATGATCGGTTACGTATTAAGCGTATCAGATATTATGATAGAGTTTTGGAAAACTAAATACCCTGCGTTCGGTGAAGCTTTAAGGCAAGGTAGAAAAAACTATATGGAACAGGTTGAAATGACTTTAAAAGAAGGGTAAAACCTATGTTAGACTACAAAGAACTACGGATCGGCAACATAATACTATCCCCCGATACAAATAAACCGGTAAGGGTTGAAATAGACCATTTACGGGCTATAAAAAACAACGCAAGTATTAACGGGGTGTTTTATGAACCTATTCCCTTAACGCCTGAAATATTGGAGAAGGCAGGGTTCGAAAACGAATTAAATCAATTCTTTACAAGTACGAAAGCGGTAAGAGAGGGCTTTATTGAATTAGAAAAGGACGGCGACTTGTATATCGTTATGCTTAAACAGAAAAATGAGGACGAAACATGGGACTCGGTGCTGCTAAATGATATATTTTACCTGCACCAAATACAAAACCTTTTTTTCGCCCTAACCAATGAAGAACTCGAAATAAATCTTTAAATATCTATTTATGTTCAATTTTTTTAAAAGAAAGAAGCAGGAACCGAAGCCGCTAGTAAAAGGTCAAGCGCCCCAAAGGAAGCCGGTAGACCAAAGAAAGTATTCAAGCAACGTTATTAGTGGAAGTGCTAACTATAGTAGCGGTAATTGGGGCACATCTTTGCCAGACTTTTCAACGGATGAAAGAAGTTTTCCGTCATTGGCTAACGATACAGTAACTTCTAATGACTACGGCGGCGGTGACTTTGGCGGAGCGGGTGCAGGCAGTTCATGGGATAATTCAAGTTCAGAAAGTTCGAGTAGCAACGACAGTTACGATAGCGGGAGTGACAGCAGTAGTAGCGATAGTTCATGCAGTTCAAGTGATTAAAAAAATGTCCCCCACCTACACCCTAAAAGAAGCCCTTACCCTCATGTACCAGTTAGACAGGGAAGGACTAAGCATTTTAGAAAGTGTGGTGAACGAAGAAACGGACAGGTACAGTTTGGATGAATTGGAAAAATGGGATGTAATGTTTAATTATTATATATGTCAAGTGCTATGAATGATTCTGAAGAATTGAGGGCAATAGAGGAGTTAAAAGCAATGACGTTTGAAGAATTGCAGAAAGTTACTTCTTCTGTAGTCAGGTGGCAATGTAAAATTGAAGGCTGCACTCACTTTACAAGGCTATTAGATTTCGGCTTAGAGAATGAGTATTACAAAAGGAAAGGAGTATTCGACATCGACACCCATGAACTGACGTACTGGATTAAAACCAATGAAAGGTTTTTTGTTTGTCACAAGCACTTTAAAGAATATAAGATAAAAGGCTTCGATAACATGCCGCTTAAGAGGAGTAAAAACGGAGGCATTATTTGGGGTTTCGACGATACGGGGAAAGAGATAATAATTTATTGAAATGGAAATGTGGGATGTGTTTTATAACGTTTATGTATGTGAATTGTTATGAGAATGATACCTAAGCAGCAAAAAGACTTTTTAATTGTAATTGGCTCTTACATAGTTGCCGTGATAGCAATTGCGCTCATGCTTCCCATAGGTCGTAAATGGTTCTTTGTTGTTCTGGTACTGTTTATTTTAGGGTGTGTGTTGGACTGGTATTGGAACGAGCACTTTAAAAAATGAAACTATGAAATTATTCCATGTTAAAGAGTTAACAAACGGCCTAAAGTCTGTTACATTACCCACTCAACTTTCAGAAAATAAAGGCAAGTGTATAGTATACAAAAAGCACCTGTGGGAAAACGCAGAAAATCAACAATATCAGTTAGCTGATTTATTCGCAGGTGGAACAAAATGTATAATTATTAAATATTAACCCCCATGCCCAACACCCGCCAAGACAGAGCCTTAGTATCAGCTAAAGAACTTACAGAGAGTGAAATGAAGTACATAGCCTACAAAGTATTTCGTTGTTCAATTTCAGACGTAAGGGAAGCCGCAGAAATCGCAGGCAGGAGTAGAAAGGAAGTTTATAAGGAATTGGAAGGGATGGGGCGCAGAAAGTGTAAGACTTATTACCTTTTCTTTAAAGAGGGCGGAAGCATTTTTGTTACGTCAAGCCTTGCAGAATATTTCGGAAAACCAAATCTGTCACAGTTGCAAGGCCACTTCATCGGCAAAGAAACAACCCGCCCTTTAACGGATGACATAGCCAAAGGGGCAGTCTTCATTTCAGACACGGGTAAGCACGTTGAAGCAGTAACGGAACCGGCGTTGCACGGGTAAAAAATAACTTATGATAAAAATTATTTGTGTTTTAATTATTCTCGTAAGCTACCATGAGTTTATGTATCGCTCGTTAACCGGTAAGCTTCACAACGCTATTGTAGACAGGATAGCTCTAAAAGACAGCGTTCGCAAATATGAGGGAATGAACGATTTCATAATGGGTAACCACTTTCGAAGACTTCATGCAGATAAAACGGTAGTAATGGAATTACTTTTTGATGCAAGGGATGATATATTCTAATTAACTAACACCCCCCTCCCTGTTACATAATAAAAACAAAAGGAATAACGGGAAGGGGTAATATGCGAAGTATGGCTTTGAATGATAAGCAAAAAAGATTTTGTGAAGAATATGTAGTTGACCTGAACGCAAAACAGGCAGCTATACGATCAGGATATTCGACAAACACAGCCGAAAATCAGGCAAGCAGACTGTTAACTAATGTTAAGGTGCAGGAGTTTGTTAAAGAACTTCAACAAGCTTTATCAGAAAAGACCGGAATAACAGCGGAAAGAATATTACAGGAATTGGCGGACATCGGTTTTCATAATATTAAGGACTTCATTAACGGAGGCAATAGTGTTTTGGAATTGAAGCGATTAGACAAAAGGAAAACCAGTGCAATTTCGAGCGTAAAAACTACGGTCAGAGGATCGCAGGAAGGAACGGAGACGGTAACAGAAATACGGATGCATAATAAAATAACGGCTCTGGAGTTGATGGGCAAGCATATTGGCTTATTCGAAAAGGACAACAGTCAAAAGAAAAGTGATCCTGTTATTTTAAACTTTAGCCAATCTAATGCCGGTTAAGGACATAAAGACCACAAATGTTTTTTGGCGAAATAAAGAAGCCTATGAAAGCAAGCAGTACAGGGCGATAATAAATCAAGGATCGACCAGGAGCAGTAAAACTTATTCACTTTGTCAATTAATCCCTTCAATTGCCTTAGCTGAAAAGAAAGAAATAACTGTTTGCAGTCCTTCCTTACCTCACCTAAAAAGAGGGGCAAGAAAAGATTTTTTAGATATAATAAAAGATTGGGGCGTATATAATGACAAGGACTTTAACAAAACGGACAATATTTATCGCTTTCCGCAAACAGGAAGTTATATAGAATTTTTTGGAGCAGATGAAACCAACAAATTAAGAGGGCCGGGCCGTGATATTTTGTATGTAAATGAAATAAACTTATTGCCGCGTGAAAGTTACATTCAGTTGGCGCTAAGAACACGGGATGTTATTTTCGGTGATTTAAACCCTGCCGATGAGTATTCGTACGTGTACGACATTGCGGACGAGCCTGGGAATAAGTTGATACATTCGACCTACAAAGACAACTTAGCCAATCTTACTAAAGGGCAGATTGATGAAATAGAAAACTTGAAAGATGCAGACGAAAACCTTTGGAAAGTATTTGGGTTAGGGTTAAGGGGTACAAGTACTGAAACTATTTACACGCACTGGAAGCCGGTGGACCACATGCCGGAATGCGATGAGTTTGTTTACGGGCTAGACTTTGGTTACAACAATCCGTCCGCGCTCGTAAAAGTTGGAATTAAGGATGGTAGGTTGTATGCAGAAGAAATAATGTATGAAACAAAGCTTACTACTAATGATTTGGTTTATGTTGTAGAAACATTTGGAATAGGCAAGTGTGTTATTTATTGCGATGCGGCGGAGCCTAAAACAATCGAAGAACTAAGCAGGGCAGGACTAAACGTGAAGTCGAGCGTTAAGGCAGTAAAGGAGGGCATTAGCATGGTTAAATCGAAACCCCTGTTTGTTACTAGCAATAGTGTAAATTTAATAAAAGAAATAAAGAATTATAAGTGGAAAACTGACAACAACGGCAAAGTATTGGATGAACCGGTTAAGTTTATGGATCACCTTTTAGATGCTATGCGGTATGCTGTTTACACTCATTTTACCCAGCCCTCATTTGAGTTTATATTTGTGTAATGGGCATCGAGCAATGGCTAACCAAATGTGAGATAATATTTACTCCACCGGGTAAAGACGGCAAAGAAAAGATAATATTCAGTCTGCATGTAGATGACGAACTATTACTTGCGGCTTACAAGATACTTGCGCAGGAACAAGTACAAAAGAACTTCGAGGGTTGTATTGTACTGCACATAGTTTCGGATGAAAACGAAAAGAGTATTGAGGATATTAATTTGCTTATTGATGATTTTAAGTGAAAGAAGAAATAACCCATATTATAGAGACGTGCAGATGTGGGGAAGAAATGTTTTTTACGGATAGCAAAGAGGCAGCAAACAGAATAGTAGCGTACTTAGAACTTAACAATATGCTCGTTAAAGTAGCCCCTGTAATTGAATTATTCGCAGCATGAAAAATAATATTAATTTTAGGGTATGGTAACAGTAGATGACATTTGCAAAGAGTTCAACTTTCCTAAAGAAAAAATTAAGTCGCAGTCATTTGCAGTTACAATAAAGTGTAATGGGTTGGAGATATTTAATGA